CTAGCCTGTCCGTGTATGTGCAGATGACAAATGGTCGGCGACGCCAACGGGTTGATCTGGTTGTTGGTGAGGATGGTAGTTTGCGCCTGGAGCGCTCAACGAGCTGAGTGGGCTCTCAATTGCCGATATTCCGTCTGATCTGACGTGCGTATAGATCTCTGTGGTCTTCACGTTTGAGTGGCCAAGCAGCTCCTGGATGCGGCGGATATCAACACCGCGTTCCAGCAGGTGGGTGGCAAACGAGTGTCTGAATACGTGGGTGCTGGCATGTTTCGTAATTCCGGCATTGCGGATCGCACGCTTCAGCGCCTTCTGGATGCCGGATGGCAGGATGTGGTGTCGGCGGATGATCTTGGATCGCGGGTCTTGCGACAGTCCAGCCGCCGGGAATACCCAATGCCAGCACCACTCCTTTGCCGCGTTCGGGTATTTTCGCCCCAGGGCAAACGGCATTTCAGGTCCTGGCTTGTTGTTTGCTCTGTCTTTCTGGTAGAGCGCGCGGCTATACTCCAGTTGCCGCTTGAGTGGTTCGATCAGTTCCGTCGCCAGCATAGTGACACGGTCTTTTTTGCCCTTGCTGCATCGGACGAATATTTGCCTGGATTCAAAATCTATATCCTTGACTCTGAGCCGCAGGCACTCGGTGATGCGCAGGCCGGCGCTGTATTGCAACGAACACACCAGCCATGGCGTTTCTCTCAGTAGCGCCAGCACCTGGCCGATTTCTGCCTTTGTGAAAACAACGGGTAGCTTCTTGTATCGCCTGGCTGGGCGGTAGTGGGAGAAATCCCCGATCTCCGCCTTCATCACCTTCTTGTAAAAAAACCAGATAGCGTTCTTGGCTTGTGACTGGGTGGATTCGGACACCTTTTTCTCGGATGCCAAGTATGTCAGGAATCCCATGATCTTCTCTTCCGGTGTTCCGTTAGGGTGCTTTTTGCAGTAGGTGAAATACTGATTGCACCATCCCACATAGGAGCGTTCTGTCTCCAGGGCTTTTTGCTCGAAGCGCGCGGTATTCCTAATCATTTCAATGAGTTTTTCGCGGTTCATTTCATCACCTGAAAATTGTTAACGCTCCATGTGGAGTGGTAATCATCTGTTCAACGGCTTTCAAATTCCTGCCGTGCGAAAATCATCACCATCCGGCGCAACTGGTACGCGTCATCGCCGCGCAACTGGGTGAGGTTCTCTATTGCGCTGTCAACGTTATCGCGAAACAGTGGGTGCCGATCAGTCCATTCATCCGTTGTCACATGGCCCACCGTTGAACAAGCCGGTGAACGAGACGATTCATCCGGCGCAACATTCACGCAAGGCCCGCTATGATTACCGTGCCCGCATTTAAAACATTTAGTCATCGCTCGTTACCTCAATCATTAAGTACCTAATCCGGCATCGAGCAGCACATATGCAGCAGCAGCCTGGAGGGGTACTTGTCCATTTCCGAGAGCTTTAATTCGGTTGCCCCTATTGGCCACCCCATTAGCCACTCGACCCACGTCGGGTTCAGTTGCCCATTGACAGCCGTTCTCAAATTCTCGCCGCCTTCCCTGCCTGAGCATCCCGGTCCGCCAGTCCCATCGCTCTTGGTCGGTGTCGGCCATAATGCTGGAGTCCTCACCACAGTTGACAGACTTGGCGAATCCATCCGGCGCCCCGCCTCCAGTCCTTCCGGGTTGCATTCTCTCGCTCTGGGCGTTGGCCACATCTTCACGTACGTGGCCAGACCGTCCCCGCTGTTCTGGCTGGCTCCCTTGCGGTTGTAATTGCCGCAAACCGTAGGGGTTGGCACCATCACCTGGGCAGAGAGTTTCGGCTCTCCTCGGCTGTTCCACTTCCCCTTTGCTCTGTTCGCTGCATCGTCCGCCACCGGGGTTTGCCAATCTGGCGAGGCACCACCATCGAGCGCGTATGTGCGGGGCACCAACGGCAGAAGCGGGTAAAACACACCATCTTGCGTCGTACCCCAACTCGGCCAGGTCTCCGAGTACAGTTCCGAGTCCCCGAGAAGTGATTGCTGGGCTGTTTTCCAGGAACAGCTCTCCGGGTCGTATCTCGCCAGCGATCCGCTTAACCTCTCCCCACAGTCCGCTTCGCTCCCCTGTAATGCCTGCGCCAGAACCGGCGACTGAAATATCCTGGCAAGGGAATCCCGCATGGATGCTATCCACTCGTCCCTTCCAGTCGGATGCGTCGAACATCCGAACGTCTCCGTGGTACAAGTGCAGGCCGGGGAACCAGCCCTCTGCTGCTCGTTCTCGGAGCGCGGCTGCTGCGTAGTCGTCCCACTCAACGGCGAACACTGGCCGGTGTCCCAAAATGAGGTCTGCATAAAGCCCTCCTCCTGCGCCTGCAAATAGATGCCCTGTTCTCATCGTCCATCCAAATCGGTACTTAACCAAACGCTCCACGGGATTCGCAAGCTCACCCGTGAGCTAATCGTTCATGCGCTCGCTACGCTCGCGCCTGAACGGGGCCCGCTCCCCTGCCGGTGATCGCTTCGCGATCTCATGAACCAGCTGCTGCACCAGACCACAGGGTTGTACCCGGCGGCAGGTGAGCGGGCCCCGTTATGTTGCGAAGTGCTTTACAACCATAGCGTAAATGTCTTTGATAGTTGTCCACGGTAGCGGGTGTTTTTCAATTACCGAGGCCGCACCTTTACACAAGTCACATTCTATTTTTTCATTGTCTGGCGGGTGCATGTGATAACCGTATCCTTCGCATTCGGGACACTGAATACTTCTTTCGACGTAAAACTCTCCGGTGAGTAGCCCCTTCGCTCCGTTCTCTGCTGTCAACTCGCCCGGCATCACAACATAACCAGCAGGTGAACGAGACGATTCGCCCAGTATGGTTTCGCAATTAATTCTGTGCGGCGAACCTTCAAGCGTCCCGCAACATTCTCGCTCTTTAATCATCACTCGTTACCTCGTCGTTATTTGGCGCTCAGCTTTTCCAAAAGCTCCAGCGCATCCGTAAGCCCTTCGTGGTACGCCTCTGCAAACGGGCTATCGAAAACTAATGCATTGGTGTCAGGCTCGTGCTGGCATCGGTCATTACAATAGTACAGAATCTTCTCTTCTAATGCTGCTTTTGCTTTTTCAATACTCATACTCATACTCATACTCCCGCGCCAAATAACAATTCAGTAGAGGCCACTCCGTTCGGACCCTCGCAAGCTCGGGCCGCTCACTTCAACCGATAGAGAGCTCGCTTCGCTCGCCCTCTATCGGGGCCTGGCTCACCGACCGCATGAGTCGCTGCGCGACTCCATATCCAGCCGCTGCACTCGGACCACCTTCCGGGGGGATCCCCGGGCGGCCGGTGAGCCAGGCCCCGTTACGCATCTTCGATGCAGCTGTGGTCTTCGGCCGCCGCAACGGCTTCGTCAATCACTTCGTCATCACCCGGCTTCATAATCTCAGCCTTAAAGCTTTCCGTGGTGCGGGTTTGACCTCCGAGAGAAGTAGCCTCCACCCACATTACGTTTCCGCATTTTCTGCATTTGCTGGGGAAGTGTCCGGTTCTATCTCCGGCTTCCCACTCGAATGCCTGTGGTTCGTCACAATAAGGGCACTCAGTAAATATCATCGTTGTTCCTCCAAATGCGTAACCATCCAACCCAGCCGACCGGCCCCGTTATGTGGTCAACGTCACTTCAATAGGGAATCTGCCGTTCCTTCCTTCTTGCCAGTCCGTGTACACCGCTGCGCCGCGCTTCACCATGCCTACAATCGTGGATGTTCCGAAATACGCCCCATGCTGCCGGTACTCTTGGCCGGCCCAGTACCCGCCTGGGTGTCGGTATAGTTTCCCGCCCTGCCGCTTTGCAAACGCAACTGCTTTTTCCATCGTCGGCGTCAATATCATGTCAACCCCCTCACATAACCATCTATCAAAAAGGAGCGCCTAGACTTTGGCGCTTTGTTTTCAATCCGTACCGCGCCCTTTTAATTGGGCGTTAGGCTGCTTGTCGCAGTTCCTCGGAAAACGCTGCCTTAATCGCGTTCAGTATGCGGCCAAGGTAGTCATATTCAGATGTATTGCAGGTCGGCAAATCCATGTACCAGTCAGACCCAAAGCACTCAGCCATATCACTAGCTTGCATTGCCACTTCAACATCGGATGTCACACACATAGAAAACCCTTTCTTCTGCGCCACCTCGTTGATCTGATCGAAATCTGTCTGACTGGTTTGTTTCAGCATCTTTCGCAAGATGTAGTCATTTTCACAGGTCAACACGAACTGCTGCAGGGACATACCGCTCATGCCGCCCCAGTACGCGGTCCACGCCTCTCCAAAGCATTCAATAACAAACTTTCCCTGGCCAGGCTTGTAGTTCGTCACGTACACAGTCACAGGGTCTAGTCTATCCAGGTTGGTTAGAACATAGGTTTCTGTTTTTCGCTTCTCAGTGTTCATTCACATCTCCAAATTATCAGCCTAACAAGCACGCCCAGAGGGACGGCTGCGCCGTCCCAGGCGCTGGTCGTTATGGCTAACAATAACCGTATTCGTATTGGCCGCTGCAATGGCTAGCAAGACGCGTAGTTCGTGACGGCTCATTCGCTGCTCTGGTGTCAGGCTACGTTCATACGCAGCATGTGCGCGGCGACGTCGTTCAGCCTCTGCTTCATTCCTGGCAATGGCAGCGGATTTGCGCTGCTCAAATGTCCCTCGTTGCTTGGCTTGTCCCATTTATCAGCTCCGCTTGCCTTCCGTCAGCCTAGTCGGTTGCAGGTTGCAGTCAGCAACCAGGTAGGCCATTCCGTTTGGGTATTCATTCGTGTCATGCAGCACCGTTACAGGCCCGAACACATCCAGCCTGAGCGCTGGGTGGTCTTCAATTACGAAGCAAAGCGCAATTTCGTCGGTGTCACCGTGCTCGTCCAGTGTGGCTTGCAGATCGGCAATCAGTTTGCTCAGTTTCATGTCTTGTCTCCGGTTTCCGCCGTCGAACTTGCTGTGCTGGTGGTCGGGTAGTCTCGATGTAGCGTGTCAATTTCATGCTGAGCCCATGGAGCCTTTTTCATTGCAATACCCATGCAATCAATGTCGGTACGGCATACACCATGACAACCGCGAAGCCGGTGAATCTGATCACAATAGTGGATTCTTGAATGCTCATGTCTTATGCCGCGTGTTGCGCCTTCCACTCTTTTTCGGCTTCGGCGCGTTTTGCATCGAGAAACTCGGCAAGGTCCGATATGCGCACCATCCATGGGCTCTTCTGACTGCCAGCGCGGTAGACCGGGAATGGCAGCTTTTGCAGGGCGGCTTGCTTCTTGGCCTTGTCTGCGGCCATCGCCAGATATTTCTCTGCCACCTTGTCGAGTGGTATGTCTGCCTGGCCGAACTCGGCGAGCAAAAGGAACGTGGTGTTCATGCCTGCGCCTCCGCGTTGAGTCGGTGCCACACCTGAGCCAGCAGTCTGGCGTCAAGCAGGGCCGTGTGTGTCTGTCGGTGGCTGCGGTCTATGCCGTAGTAGTCGCAGAGGTTGTCCAGGCTGTGCCGCTGCTCCCAGCCTGGCAATCTCTCGCGCGCCAGCTTGCGGGTGCATATGATGCCGCAGTAGTCGCTGATGCGACCCCACGTGGAGCCGAGGCGGGCCAGTTCGGCGTCCAGGAAACCCACATCAAACGGGGCGTTGTGGATCACCAGTTCGGCGCCCCGGATAAACCCCAGCAGCACGTTGGCGATATCACCAAACGTGGGTTTGTCCTTCAGCTGCTCGATGCTGATGCCGTGTACCGCCTGGGCGCCTGGATCGATGTCTCGCTGCGGGTTGATCTGCATGGAGAGCGCGTTGCCGGTGGTGTCGCCGATGATTTCGACCAGCCCGATCTCAATGATGCGATGGCCCTGTTCCGGCAGCAGGCCGGTGGTTTCTGTGTCGAGTGCGATGAGACGATTCACGCCGCCTCCTGCTCAATCTGGTACCCACCGAACGCACCTACTAGATGCGCGATTAACTCGCCCAGTTCATCGGTCATGATCGCGGCATCGGCGGCGAATCGTTCTGCCTGGTTGTCGGCGTTAATGTCTGCGATCTTCTCATCGATGATGTCGCTGAACTTGATACTCTTGATGGCCATATCCGCGTCGATAGTGGCGGTGATTTTGTTCTGCCAGTTGATGCGCAGGCGTTCCACCTGTTTGTGTGCCTCCAGGTGGGCGGTCACCTCCTGGCTGTGCAGGTCGTGGTTTTTCAGCGTGGCCTTTTCGGCGCCTCCCTCTGCAGGCAGGGAGAGTACCGCGTCGCCCTCGATCTCGATGCCGTAGGGTTCGCTCTGGTGCTGCAGCCAGTGGGTCATAGTCCAGCCGGGTGATGCGGCGGTGGTGATCGGCGTGACAGGCAGCGATCTCAGCGCTTGACGCAGGGCGGTGCAAAACCGCTCGGCCTCGCCCTTGCTGGCGCAGTTGATGATCAGTAGCTGCCGGGCGTGGTCGATATAGGCATAGGTGTCGCGGCACTGTTGCAGGGCGGTGGGTAGCAGGTCGGCTATTACGTCGTCCTTGATCACGGTGCGCTCGCGTTTGCGGATCACGCGCTGTTGTTGCTGCTCAATCTGGCGCACCCGCTCATCGGTCAGGCTGTTGATGATCGCGGCCGGTAGAATCTTGCTGTAGGTGGTGAGGCGCAGCATGTCGATCTCCATTTGCCGGTGCACCAGTGGGCCGTTGTGCGCAGCTGGTGCGCTCCATCCAGCGGTTGATGATTCGGTGGACTGGCACTCCCGCGCGGGCCGCTCATGCAGGGCAGTCTCTATACCTTCGCGGTCGAGTGGGCGGGTGATCCGGTAGATCCTGGCATTTTTAAACAACATGTAATTTCTCCTTGAGCCTATGGGCTTCTGTCTGCAGTTGCCGCGCCAGGCGGATGTCGTGCAGGTAGCTGATCATTGCGCTGACATCGACCCGGTCGGTGGCTCGCCACACGCCATCTGCGGTGTGTGACATTTTCAGGTCTTGCGCCGTGGCCTTGATGTTGGCCGCAGCAGCCTCCAGCAGTTGTATGATGTGGCGGGTGGCCATCAGGCGGCCCCTAGCAGATCGCTTTGATCTGTTTCCGGGGAAACATCCGGCACGTTCAGGTGCTGGCGCAGGTCGGCGAGGCGGTCGGCATCGAGATAATTCAGGACGTTAAAGGCGGCGTGCTGGATAAAGTCATCTTGGCGCCGCTCCAGTCGATCTATCGCCTGCTGGAGTGTCATGGGTGGGTTATCCTCGCAGTACGCGCTCATGCAGAGGATGGCCATGTGGGTTTGACGGTCGGCATTCATCACGGCTTGCCGGAGGCGTTGGGTCCGGTTGATGAGCATGTCCCTCTGTTCCTGCACTCGGTTACGATAGTCCGGCTCTGTGGCGGGTTTGGGTGTTGCGGCCTCGGTCTGGCTATCCGCCCGCTCGGTCGTCGTCGGTGCTTCTGCCGGTGGCGGTGTTTGCTCCTCGTCCTGGTCGTCCCGCTGTTCGTCGCCAATCCACCCGCCACGGACATGCTCGTTCAGTGCGTGGTCCTTGTCGATATAGCACGGCGGGTTGGTGCAAAACTGATCCTGGTGGCCGTTACCCAGTGTGTGGGTGTACAGGTGTTCGCATCGTTTGCACTCTACCTGTTGCGCGTCTGACAGCGGCCAGTAGTCCTCATCACCGTCCGGGCCATCCCATCCCTCGTCTGGAGATGGGTAGAGCACGGCATAGTGATCTCGCACGTCCACGTCCATGGTGGCAATACTGGGCGGTGTGTGCTCCATGTTGCGTGAGGCGGTCAGGGTGCGGATATAGGCCTGCAACACCGGCTCATGTTTAATGGCCAGTAGGTATTTACCGTGGCTTGGGGTGAGCCATCCGCACTCAATCAGTTTCTGCGCTGCTTCGGGCAGTTTGAAAAGACGGCGCAGGTTGGCGACCACCGGCCGGCTGAAGCCGTCGAATCCACGTCTTCCCAGGGCGTCGGAGATCTCCTGATCGGTTATGCCGTGCTGTTCGCTCAGGTCGCGGATGGTGCACGCCCAGTCCCACCGGCTCAGCTGCTCGCCCGTGTTATCTGCTGCCTGGCGGAAGATTTTGTCCGCCGCGCTTTCATCCGCCGCCTTGGTGTCGAGCATGCAATCCAGGTGGGTGAGCTGGGCAATGTGTGCCGCCCGCCAGCGTCGTTCCCCGTGGGTGATGATCAGGGGCCGCTCGGCATCGATGTCCGCGCACATGTCCACGGTGACCTTGATAGGGGTCTCCTGGCCGTCGTGTCCCAGCGTCAGCGCCAGCGCGGCCAGCTTCTCCTGATCGAACTGTTTGCGCGGTTGGTTATGGTCTCGCCAGAACAGTTCCAGGGGCAGCCGGTAGACGGTGCCGGGTTTCATGTCCGGCAGGCGTTCGCGAATAAGGTCCAGTGCGTCGAAATCGCCGCCGTGTTTCTGGATCTCCCAGGCAATGCGGGTGGCGTAGTCTGTCTCGCCGGTCAGGTCGCTCATCGGCAGGCCGTTTTTGTTCAGCCATTTCTGGAATGCGGAGCGGGATATTTCGCAGGCATCCGCCAGCTTGGTGATGCTGCTCAGGTCAACGGCGCGTTGCAGTGCGGTGGTGTTGGTCATGGTTACCATCCCTGATAGTTGTTGATCAGGTCAGCCAGCGCCATGCGGGCGCTCTCGGACAGGCAGAGGGACAGGGCGCCCAAGCCGGCCGCGCCGGTCTTGGCCATCATCTTGGCGCCCTCTTCGGGATTGAAAAAGCTGACCATGGCCGCGATCAGTGCGCCCTGGCTCTTGGGCAGGCCAGGCAAGGCGCGGTTGATCTCTTTCACCTTTGGGGCGAAGCCAGCCAGGCCATTCATGCTGTTCATGCCGAACAGGCTGGGGTGGCCGGTTAGGTTGATGGCGCGGCACCAGGCGTTCAGAAACGCCACTTGCTTGTCCTGGAACAGGTCGTGTGCGGTATTGGGCATAATCGTCTCCTAAGCGGCCGGGTCAGGCTCGAAGGTGTTGGGTAGTGCGGTGTGCATGTACTGCTTCTTGCGGCGCGCCATTTTGATCACGTTGGCGTTGGTGATGGCAGCCTTTTGGGCCTTTATCAGTTCCACGCGGTGGGCAGTGTTGACCGGCGGGTTGAGCACCCGCACCGGCTCCCGCCCGGTGGCCAGGGTGTAGCGCGCTCGCCACTGGGTTAGGCGTTGTTCATTGCGATCGGCCTCTTCGGCGTGGCGCTGCAGTTCGGAGCTGGTTGTTTTCATTGTGCCTCCTGAGTCTCACGGGTTAATGATTCGATGCGGTCGCGCAGATCGTTCAGTTCACAGCGTGGCGCATGCTCGCCCTGGTGGTTCCAGAGCGGCACCGGAGTCTCGCGAATCCAGCGGAGGATAATCTCCCGGCCGATGTGCTCGGCAATCCGCCCGGCGGTGAGGTCGGTGATATCGGCCCCGTTGGCCTGGACGATGTACCAGAGTTGCGCCAGGTATTCGTCCGTGTAGCCGCCGAGGCGGTCGCTATCGATCTCGAAGGTGATGGCGGTTTTCATTTCGGGCCTGCCTCTCTCTGGCTCTCTCGATCTCTGAGTTCACGCCACGCCTGCTTGTCTATGTGGGCTATGTAGGCCAGCACGTAGTCCGGCATTTCTTTGTAGTTATGTGGCGTTCCGTCATTTGTGCGAATTAATAGGCTCATGCGGTTATCTCCGTGTTTTTTGGAAACATGGCCCGGTTTAAGCGCCGGGCTCGCTGGTCACTGACAGGGTCGTGACGTGCCAACCAAGGCGGTATTTATTGCGGCAACGGCATGTGGCCGTGGTCGCGTAGCATGTCGCTCCTGATTTAGTTACCGGTCGCGTCCGGTATTTAACGATGTCACGCACCGTGCTGGTGCCGCAGTCGAACTTTTTCGCAATGGCGTGATAGGGCAGGCCGTAACGCTGCCGCAGTTTCCGTATCAGCGACACGTCATGGTCGCTGAGCTTGGCGCGGTGGTGGCTTTCGTTGGTGTAGTGGTCCATCAAGCCACCCCAATCATCCGCCGCCGGCGTGTCTCTTCCAGATCCCGGCAGGGAGCGCAGCGTCCTTCGATCAGCCGGCCCGACCACTCGCCGCAGTCGTCGCACTCTCCGGGGTTGCCGGGCGGGATATCTGCCCGGGTGTTGGCAATTCGGTTATTGATCTCCAGTTCGATCACGTCGCTGGCTCTGTCTGCTCGGTCCGCCATTGTTGTTCTCCGTGTTTCTTGGGAAACGAATTGCTTTGTTGTGCGAAAAAATAATAGCTATTAGCTTTTTTTGTGTCAATAGCAAATAGCTACTTTTTTATTTGCTTATAGTTGACAAATAGTTAACTAACAGTAAACTAACAGCATGAAGATTCAGTACAGCAAACCGGCCATCAAATATCTGAGCAAGATGCCCAAGGGTCGTGCTGCTGCCCTATGCCGGGAGCTGGACCGTGTGGCCAGTGATCTGGATGGATATACAGGGGATCTGAAGAAGCTGGCCGGTAGTTCGTATCACCGACTTCGGGTGGGTGGCTACCGGGCTATACTGGATATCCGGCGTGATGAGGTGGTTTTGCTGGTGCTGAAGGTCGGTTCAAGAGGAGATGTATACAAATGAGCGCACAGGTACAGATTATTGAGAAGGACGGCAAGCCGGAATATGCCGTGGTGCCCATTGAGCAGTACCGCCGCTTGTTGGCGCTGGCGGAAGATGCCGCCGATATCGCTGACGCCGATGCCGCACTGGCGGCTATCGGTGCGGGTGAGGAGACCTACCCGGCCGATCTGGTGGCGCGCCTGGTGGCAGGTGATGAGCATCCGCTCAAAGTGTGGCGAGAGCATCGCGGAATGACTCAGGATCGGCTGGCTGTTCTGGCTGGGGTATCAAAATCCTACATCAGCCAGATCGAGGCCGGGAAAAAGGATGGGTCGGTGAAAGTGATGCGGAAAGTAGTCGAGGCGCTGGCGATTGATCTGGATGATTTGCTGGGGTGGTAATAGTATTGCTTGAAAACGTGTTCTATTATAGAACCAGTAGAGAACTAAAGGACGCGCAATGAGTGGAGAAAGCAAGATTGAATGGACCGAGCAGACATGGAACCCTGCTAGCGGTTGCACTAAAACCTCACCTGGGTGTAAGCATTGTTATGCTGAGAAAATGGCGCATCGGTTAAAGCGGATGGGTGCGACTGGGTACGAGCGGGGGTTTGAACTGTCGTTGCATCCGCATCGCCTGGAACAGCCGTTAAAGCGCAAAAAGCCGACGGTTTACTTTGTCAATTCCATGTCCGACTTGTTTCATGAGGAGATCCCGGATAGCTATATAGATCGGGTGTTTGAAGTCATCAGGAGTACGCCCTGGCACACCTATCAGATACTTACCAAGCGTGCGGAAAGATTGCCGGAGTTCTTCGCGTCAAGAAAGTGCCCTCCTAATGTGTGGCTGGGTGTTACAGTGGAAGACAAGGAATACGGAATACCCAGGATAGACTGTTTGCGCCAAGTTGATGCCAGTATTCGGTTTGTGTCAGTGGAGCCACTGCTGGAGTGTTTGGGTCCTGTTGATTTTACCGGAATTCATTGGGTGATTGTCGGTGGTGAATCGGGACCGCGGGCCAGACCCATGAAGCCGGAATGGGCCGAGGGTGTTCGCCAGTATGCCAAGGCAGCCGGTGCCGCTTATTTTTTTAAGCAGTGGGGAACATGGGGCGCAGACGGCGTGAAACGGGCTAAGCATCTAAACGGGAGAAAACTCAACGGTAAGATATACGATGAATATCCAGAGGCATTTGTGCACTCTTAAGGGTGTTTTTTGAGTATATCGTTTACCACTTTGCTTGCCAGTTGTTTTGCTTTCGGGCTCGGGTTGGATACGGCAAAAAAGAATGAGAACAGGGGGCTGTTGTTGTTTTTAAGTGCTACCGGTTCTGCAACAAAACTAAATATTTCCTCCAGCCTGCCTTTCACCCATCGCTGCAGTTCGTTTGGGTTGAGGCGCTCCATGGCAGGGTCCTCTACCTGGTGGCTGAATAGATCGGCTACAACAGGAACGCTCCTTGGTTGGTAGAGAGCCTGCTCCCAATCAGATGTGCCAAGTAGCCGATCAATGGTCTTTTTCCAAGCAGGGATGATGTTCGCCCCGATTTTCGGGGTCATCCTCATCAGGGCGGAAATTGGGAAAAGCAGCCACAAATCTATCTTTCCGGATTTGGCGATAATCTCCAGTGTTGCCCAGTCCAGTTCAGTATTGTATGGGTCAACAAAAAGAACCGCACGGTCATTACGCTTTAATGCACGCGCGAAGGCAGTGGCGAAGAGGTTTGCGTCATTTTTTGTTACAAGTATCCGCTTGTCTTTGTGGTCCTTTGCAATCTCTTCCAGTGCTGATGCTCGCTCTGGATCAAGATCATTGAAATGATATTGGTGAAAAGGTGGTTTTACTCCCAGCGCCGTCAACACGGAACCATGAAAGTCGGCCGGATCGATTAAACAGTGCTGGCCTTCAATGACCTTCTGGTTTTGAATGCCCGTACCGGCGAATGCATCGGCATAATGTAATGTGAACAAACCTCTGTTCATTGCGACGGTGTAGAAACCAAGGTAGTCGTTCAGAATAGCTAGCTTTTTTCTCGTCCAGGGTCCGCCGAATTCGTGCTTCATTCTTACATCCTTGTTGTTTTATTTCGGTGAATTAAGAAAAGAGCGCCAGTGCCGTTCTTCAACGATTGCAATGGATGCCCCTTGTTTTTTGTAATCAATCGCTTGCTCGATTTTCCTTCCGAAAGAGCTGTGTGCCCAGTCACGGCTGGAGTAATCGCCTATAACCAGGAAGTCGGTGCCTTTCAGTATCCGCTTGTGGATAATCCCGCCAAGACGCTTGGTGGTTTCGTGGCAGTCGCTGCGGGTGCCATGGCTCATTTTGCCGGTAAAGCAATATGCCGTTCCCACAAAAGAAAGCGCTGGAGTGTCCCATTTCAGTTTTAATGACAGACCGCCGGTAACGCCATATTCCAGGCTGGATCCTGTTACAGATTGTAAGGCGTTAAGCAGTTCATAGCGCTCATCCCGGCTAATAACCCCACCGTGAAGAACTCGCTTCAGTTTGCTTCGGATTCGGTTGGCGACCGGGTTGTTTGTCCATATTTCCGACTGTCTCAACCAGGCTTGCAGTGATAGTATCTCCATGTTATTGAGATTTCTGTCCGAGGTCATACCCTTGCAGATGCCTATCAGTCGCTGAACGGCCTGTTTGTCATTCGCGAATCCGCTGTCGGACTGGTATTCGAGAATGCAGTTGATGAGTCCTATCATGTCGTCGGACTCTTCCTGCGTTATGATCCCGTCCGCCAATATGTCGTCGGTTAGCTCAATCAGATCAAGATAGTCGCCGTTTCCGGTGAGGATGCTGTTTTCCTTTAGCCAGACGCTCAGAAAAGCAGATTCCTCGGCGTTGATCTCTCCGTCAGCTGCAATCCCTTGTATCACTCCAAGCAGATCCTGAAGCGCCTTTTCAACATTTTGACTATGGCAAAATGCGGTGTTGAGGGGTTGTCCGTGGTCGTCGAGTGGTGTGGAATCTCTGTCCATGATCTTTTCCCCTAATGGAATGGATTAAATTATTCCGGCATATACATGCCTATTATTTTTCCCAGTATGCGGAACGGTTGGGTAATGACCGGGTACTGTTGGTTTAGCGGTCGCAAGAACCGCTGGCCACTATCCTCCACGAACACCTTGAATGTCACTTTATTGTCGCCATTGACCTTGGCGATTACCCGGTCGCCGGATACAACACCACCCCGTTGCTCAGGGTCTACATAGATCAGGCAACCGTCCGGGTAGGATCGTCCGAACGGCGCGGTCATGGAGTCGCCGGAGACACGTAGGGCGTAGGTGTGTGAGCTGTGCCGTGAAGGACATGGGTACCACTCCTCGGCGTCGCCGGGTTGAAAGTGGTCGATGGCCTCGCACCAGTCGCCGGCCTGCACCCACGATATCAATGGGACCAGCCCCTTGGTGTCTGGTCCGGGGTTGACGTTGTAGGCTCCGTGCTTTTCGTTGACTGCGTGGTCCTGGTCCATCCAGCCTGGTTCTAGGCCAAGTCCACGTTCAATTTTTTCGGCGTAGGCGTCGCTCAATGAGCGCGGGGTCTTACCTTTAGCTTGTACGGCTTCGTTCGCTATTTGGCTGATATAGCTGGCATTGGTGCCGGATTTCTCGGCAATGTATTCCCATGTGAATTGCTCTTGCAATTTCCAAAGGTTGGCAACTCTTATTTTGCGTTTCCGCTCCCCTCTCATTTCTTTATGGTAGCTATCAGCTATGGATTTAGGAATGTGCGAATAGCTATTGATTGACTGGGAGCTATTAGCTATTATCTCTCTGTCATTCATTCTAATATCCACAGGTAGACATCATGAACCTGCGTGACATCTATACAGAGGGCGGCATCCAAGCGTTAAAAGCGTTGGCGGCAAAAGTCGGCTGTTCGCCACAATACCTTTATCAGTGTGCCACCGGCTGGAATGGCAAGCGGCCATCGCCGGATCTGGCGTTGAAACTTGTCGATGCTGATTCACGTCTGTCGCTCACTGATATCTATCAACAGCAAGCACCGTTGCCATCTAACAGTGAGTCGTGCGGGGAAGATCAACGAAGCCCAGCGACCGCCGCCTGTCGGCAGGCAGGCGGCAAGGTGATGCAAGGCGGTGGTGTGAACGACGACACCATGGCCGGTGGAAGCGGTGATCTCTCCGATATCGAGGATAACGCCGCATGAATACCTTCCTGCCTGGCCTGTCCCGAATTCCCCCACCTCTCCGGCGCTCCCCTGCCGGTGAGGTGGTTTTTTTATTCCAGAGGATGATTCAACGATGAGAAAAAGTGTAGCGCGACTATTGGCACGGCTGGCTGTGAAGATCGACAAAGAAGCCGGGCTTAGTGCCTGGGACGCCTCGATTGCTCCACCAGACGGGAAATATTTATACAGTGTGTACGAACGTTGGCGCCAAGATTCGGCTCGTCGGCAATCTGTCGCAACGTAGCTGCCACCTCCTGGCGCATGTTTTCTGTGAGCACGACTGATAGCGACATGATGTACAGCTCCAGCGACTGTTTCAACTCTTCCGTTGTTAGTGACATAAGGATCTCCATGATGACTAAACCGAACATTATTTTGCACGGCCCGCAAGGTTGCGGGAAACGCAGTATAGCCGAAAAACTGGCGCGGGCTCATGGATGCCATCAGGTGGTTGATGAGTGGGACGGTAAAGCGCCAATTGAACCGGGTACGTTGGCCATCACGAATTTGCAGCCGCCGTTCCTGTTCAAGGCGGATATCGTTATCTCTGCCCAGGTTGAGTAACCATTCCATTACCAATTCCAGTGTCACTATTTTGTAGGTGACAGAGTAGTTTCCCGGGGAACAAAGAATAATGAATAACGATTTTCAGCAGGATATAAAAAACGGGCCGCGGTCCGCCGTGATCTTGCGCTTTCTGCAGTACTACATCCGCAATACTGCAACCAGCATAGAGACCTATGCGGAGAATGTACGGGCTATCTATTTCGAGATGGTGCCAAACATCCAGCACCGATCTGTTAAGTTTCACTGCTCGGGTGATGCCATGCACGATATGCCTGCCAATCGGCAGCTGGTTGATCGCTTTATAACCGGTGCGGTTCGTCTTCCGGTGGATCTGGAAGAGGCGTTTGTGTTGGCCATGGATGAGCGTCACCGTGATGCCTGCTTGGCTGAACTGTCAGGTCGCTATGGTCTGCTGCCAGTGCGTCGACCTGAAGTGGGCGGTGAGGTGGCTGACCTTGGTGCTCTCACGCAGGAGATCGGGGAGATGTTCCAGGCCTTGGGGCCTGCGCTACAGGATGGGGTGATAGATGATAAGGACGCCCACCTGGCGCAGAGCATTCTGCGCGAGATCACGGATGTAGAGGCGCGGTTGATTACTATGCGCCAGCGGGTGATCGAGATCATCCCGCACAAGAAGCCAGAACTGAAACTGGCCGGGGAATAATCCATGCGAGAGATGTTGATCGGCTTGGCGGGTAAGGCCAGGTCAGGAAAGGATACGGCTGCCAGTTATCTGGAACACCGCTATGGATTGGAGCCGATGAGTTTCGCTGCACCCATCCGGCAGGCAATTTCAGATATGTTTGCCCTGACACCGTCGCACATCAATGGGGATCTCAAAGAACTACCGCTGCCGCTCATAGGCAAAAGCCCACGTCAGTTGTTCCAGACACTGGGGACGGAGTGGGGCAGGGATCTGGTTCATCCGGATGTGTGGGTGCTGGTGGCGCAACAGACTATCGAACGTTTCCGAAATATCTACTCAGCACAGGGCACATCGCTTCCTGGCTTTGTCTTCTCTGATATCCGGTTCGAGAATGAGGCTTGCTTCATCCGTGAACAGGGTGGGCTACTGATCCACCTTGATCGTCCAGATGCCAAGGCCGTGGCCAGCCACGTCAGTGAGTCAGGTGTAAATCGATTGCCAGGTGATCCGGTTGTGTTGAACAACGGGACTATTGACGATCTGCACTGTGCAGTCTTTCAGGCGATATCAAGCCACTACCAACCAGAGTTCACCTGAAGGTATGACCCCATCAATAATAATAACCGCTGCAAAAGCCAATGGAACGCCTACGTTCTGCAAGGCGCCACCTGTGAGCATCGCAGGCTGCGTCTTGCAGAAGTTCCACCCGAGTGGCAAGACGAGGTGCGCAGTCACGTGGCAACCTACTTCCGCATCAATAAAAATCCCCGTGCCCCTGTTAGATGAAAAAGCGCGGCGGCACAGCGCATCGTTGTGCAACAAAGTAACGCAACAAACTTCACCATCCTCAGCCAAGCGGGGGTCCCTACACAAGAGGGTGCATTGCGGGTACAAAGACGCGCGGAATTTCGCTAGGTTGTGGGGTGCTGGCATAGGCAACAGGGCGGTGACTGGCGCGGGTAGTTTGACGGCGGTGTCCGAATGCTGAATTACGATTCCGTCATTGAGCAGTTGGCCGGTGCCGGGTTGATCCTGGATGGCGGCATCGTGGCGGATGGCGTGGTGCGTCGGTGCAGGACTAAGGAAGACCATGAGCGCCGCGGCTGGTACTGCCTGCATGAATGGCAGTCCGCCCGGGGCAATCGGTACGTCGTTGGCAGCTATGGTGTGTGGCACGGCAATGACAATGGGGCGATGAAGATTGAGCTGGGAAAGGACCAGCAGATCAGCAAGGAAGAACAGACCGCCCTGCGCAAGCGGATTGCGGAGGATAAGAAAAAAGCCAAGGCTGCCAGGGAGGCGCGCAACAAGAAGGCGGCCAGGCGAGCGGCCAATACCTGGCGGAAGCTGCTGACGAACCCACCCGATGGAGTGGATGTCGATTACCTGCGCCGCAAAGGTGTACAGGCCAACGGCGTGCGCTATACAGACACCGGCGCTATCGCCATACCCATGATGGATGCCCAGCACCAAGTGCATGGGCTGCAGTTTATCCTGCCGTCGCATCATGAACGGCGGAAGAAGACCGGGCGAGACAAAGAGTACTGGCCAACTGGCCTGGCCAAGCAGGGCCATTTCTATTTGATAGGGAACCCTGTCGCAGGTGGTATCTGCCTGCTTGCCGAAGGCTACGCAACAGGAGCCACCCTGCACGACGAGACAGGCATGCCGGTTGCCATTGCGTTCGATGCCAACAACATCCTGCCAGTCGCCAAGGCACTGACTCATGCCTACAAGGGTGTTCGGCTCCTGATCTGCGGCGACGATGACTATATTCAGAAGTGCCGTTCATGTCAGAAGATGACCACGGTCGAGACCGACGACTGCATCCATTGCGGCGAGCCACACGGAAAGAACAACGCCGGTGTCCAGGCAGCAAGCGCAGCGGCACTCGAAGTGGGCGGGGCATGGGTGACACCAGAGTTCCAGACCGACCGGAACGGTAAAAAGCTCACCGATTTTAACGATCTGCAGCAGTATCCTGATTCAACCCCTCACCTGGTTAGGCTACAGATACAGGCCAAGCTGAATGGGTTAGGGTGGGAAGAGTCGGATACCAGAGCGATACCCGCCCATAAGGGGGGAGGGGATGGTGTCATGCCAAGTCGACTGACAGTCGATGAGGCTGTGCACAGATACTGGGGTACATACGGCCTGGGTGGTGAGGTGTTGTTTGATCAGGTAGAGCGGCGGCTGATCCATAAACGTGATGTGGTAAATCTGTTGCCGCGTCACGGCTGGGATGAGCTGCGCGGGCATCCCATGTGGCGCGTGGCGAGAGATGCAGAGATCGGTTTTGATCCAACCGAAAAAGATCCCGCTATTCGCTGCAACCTATTTGGTGGATGGCCTACTGAGCCAAAGGCCGGTAATTGCACGGCGCTGCTGGACCTGCTGGAGTACCTCTGCAACAACGAAGACAACGGCTATGAACTGTATCAGTGGGTGCTGCGCTGGCTGGCATATCCGTTACAGCATCGAGGCGCGAAGATGCACTCGGCGATTGTTGTGCACGGTCCACAGGGCACCGGTAAAAGTAGGTTCTTTGAGGCAATTGTCAAAATCTATGGCGAGTATGGGCGCGTCCTGGGGCAGGAGGCGCTGGAAGACAAGTTCAACGCAGACTGGTCAGAGAAGAAGCTCTTTATCTTGGCGGATGAGGTGCTGGCCAGACAGGATATGTACCACGTCAAAAACCGGCTGAAGGGGTTCATCACGGGCGACACCATCCGCGTCAATCCAAAAAACATCGCGGCGCACACCGAAAAAAACCAGATGAACATCGTGTTCCTCTCCAATGAACACATGCCTACTGTGCTGGAAAACGATGATCGCCGTCACTGCGTGATCTGGGTACCGCCAAAACTGCCTGATGAGTTTTTTGCCGAGGTCAACGAAGAGATCGACAACGGCGGCGTGGAAGCGCTGTTTGATCATCTTCTAAAGCTAGATCTGGGCGACTTCAAGCCCTGGACAAAGCCGCCGATGACCAGCGCCAAACAGGACCTGATCAATCTGGGTGTCTCCAGTAACGAGCGGTTCATCCAGGAATGGCAGCGCCTAGAACTGGAGAACGACGACGGACAAGTCATTCCGTTCTGTCCGTGCCAGGGTAGTCAGCTATTCAAACTCTATGAACGTTGGTGCAAGGTCAATGGCGAGACCAGACCTCGCCCATCCAATCATTTCATAGGCCACCTTTCCAAGCTGCACGGGTGGACCGCCGGCAAATCAGAACGCACCTACCGTGATCTGCGACCAGAAACATTAAGCGCTGGCAACTTTAAAACCCGCAAGATGGTAGTACCCAGTGCCCAAGCCATGAACGATGCGCTACGAGCTGGCGGCTCAAACTCACAACAGGACGAACTGATCCAAAAGCCGGACGAACCCAAAAACAGATGGTTGACCCGCTGTTTTTTCGCCTTCCAGGGCGCATTGGGGTGGCAGGAATGAGCATGTCCACGCCGTTGTCCACGCCGCCGTCCACGCCGAAACGCGCCACAACCCGCGCCATCACTATGTCCACGCCGTCCACGCCGCTACGCGCATATGCGCACATGCACACCATTACGCCAATTTACCCATTAATAAACTATCTCTCATATAGCGCGTATACCCGTGGACGGCGTGGACATAGTGATAATAAGGCTTTCAAGCAAATTCGGCGTGGACAGGTGGCGTGGACAAGCTGTTTTCGGCGTGGACAAACAAAAAAAGAGGCCATGCTGGCATGAAAACCGTCAATCAAGCTGAATTCGCTCGCATCGCCAACGTCAACCGATCTACGGTCAATCGGGCCATAAAGAACGGTCGTCTTGAAGCGCAGAATGGCCGTGTACTAATCAAAGTGGCAGATGACACCCTGGAATCACTGGAGCAGGCCGTTCTGGAGCTGTGGGACGCATCAGGGAGCGCTGCGCCCCATCACCAGGCACGCCTGGCACAGATCAACGAAGAGAAAGCTGCCAGACAATCTATGAGGGCCGCCATCGGTGCGGCGGCTCAAAGTCAATCAGCAGATGATCTGGAAGAAGACACGCTCGGCGAACTAAACCTGCGCATCAAGCGCGCAGACGCAATGAAGCGTGAAAACGAAGCCAGAACATCAGAGATACAGCGCAAGGCACTGGAGGGCGAATACCTCCTGAGAGAGGCGGTTGCCTATGCCATCCGTGACCACACGGCGACGCTGCGTGAGAGGATGGAAAACCTGGCTGACCGGCTTACACCCATCGTCAGTCCGCTTCAGTCCGCAGAAGAGACGCATGCCGCCATTGCTGAGGCCGCAGAATCTATCCTGCAAGACATGCACGACAGCATGCAGCGCGCCATGGAGCTGGCGAGGGAGAATAAATGAACCTGGCGGAAGATCTGAGTGATGTATACGCCATGCTGGCCCGTGGCGATAAGCCTAGAGAGCGGCTGACCGTTTCTCAGTGGGCGGATCGCCACCGCAAGGTCACTGGAGAACAGAGCAGCATTCCAGGGCAGTGGGTCACCAAGCGCAACCCGCCTCTTCGGGAAATCATGGACTGCCTATCCAAGACCAGCAGCGTCCATGAAATTATTGTCAAAAAGTCCAGCCAGGTTGGTATCACTGAAGTCATGATCAACGGTATCGGCTACAAAATGGATCACGACCCCGGTCCTGTCATGGTGTTCATGCCGACTGAACAAAAGCGGGATGACTGGAAAGGTCAAAAGCTCGACCCCATGCTGCGCTCAACACCAAAAATAACCGACATCATCGGTAAGATGCGCTCCAGAGATGCGGCACTGCGTAAAGACCGGATCGAATACCCTGGCGGTGCGCTACTGCTGGTGGGTGGCAACTCATCATCCAGCTATGACCAGGTATCAGCCAGAGATGTATTAATGGACGACCTGGACCGGTTCCCTGAAGTGATCGGCAAAGGGCAGGATCCTGTCGCCAGGGCAAGAGGGCGGACAAAGGCATTCCCCTACAAATACAAGCTCATGCTGGCCTCAACGCCAACGCTGGAAGATGCCAGCCTGATCGACCGTGAATATCAAAACTCCGACCAGCGAAAATACTATGTTCCATGCCCTGCCTGTGGCGAACTGCAGACACTGGAATGGAAATATATTCAGTACGATAAATTTAACCACCAACCAACATCTGCCTGGTACGTCTGCCCTGAATGCGGCTTCCAGATATTGGAGCACCACAAACAGACCATGCTGGAGTCAGGCAAATGGATAGCCCAAAACCCCACCAACAAACGTCGTGGCTACCATATCTCAGCTCTCTATACCCCAACCGGACTGGGTCCAAGCTGGCTGGATCTCGCCATAAAGTGGAACGAGATACACCACGACCCGGTAACCGGAGCTGCACGCAAAGGCGACCAGGCGCAACTCATGGCATTCATCAACGAAGACTTGGGGGAGGTCTGGAAGGATCAATCGTCATCGGTCAAACCGCATGACCTGGAACGGCGAAAAGAAGATATCCCAAGCGGGGAAATACCGCCGGGTGTGCTGGCGATCACTATCGGCATCGACACACAAGACACCTGGCTGGATGTGCAAGTCGTCGGCTGGCGACCCTGGCATGACGGCCGCCCAGCCTGGAGCGTTATCGACTGGTTTCAAATCAACGGCGACACCAGCACCATCGCACCATGGGATGAGCTGGAAGCCGTGGTCAACAAAGAGTGGATCAACGCCTACGGAAAAAGCATGCGCCCCAAAGCGGCCGCTATCGACAACCGTGGGCACAGGGGGGAGCACGTAAAGGCATTCATTCAGCGTCCCACGCTCAACATACCTGTTTACCGCGTGCAGGGATCAACCAGCATCATCGCCGACTTCATCAGCCGCACACCCACGCAAACCGAAAAAAGCGCGAAGGGAAAAAATATACGCGGTGCATACGGCCTCTGGAATATTGGCACAGAAGCGGTAAAAGATACCATCTACGGCGCTATAGTTAGCGACGGTGAACTACCCGCCGAAGAACGTCGCCTGCGCTTCTCGGCGGGGCTGCCTAGCGAATATTTCACCGGCCTGATGTCAGAGGTTAAAAACCCCAAGACACGGCGCTATGAACAAAAACGCGGAGCCCAGTACAAGCGCAACGAGCCGCTGGATGGACTCGGCTATGCCATCGCAATCGGCTATCACAAGGAGGTCATGATCGCTATGACACGCCGCCGCCTGCATCGCTCTAACGGCGCATCCGTCTATGTCATCGTCCCGGATCTGCGCTACTGGTCACGCCATGCCGCACTGCTTGAGCCCGCAGAAACAGGCAACGAACAACAAACAGAAACTGGATTGCCACCCACGCCGCGCGCAGAGACGCCTACGGCGCCCCAACAACCAAGAACAACCCGCCGCCGCACCGCCAGATCGAGGTACGTAAAATGACAGAAACCCCCATCAACGGCATAGCCGAAGACCTCGGCGCCCTCCTGGGCCTCAGTGCCGCAACCCGGCTCATGTCCGCCCACGGCGGCACGCTGGTCTACATCCCGTCCAGCGCCCCAGTTGGCCACCGTCTGGAAAAGCTGCTGGGCGAAGCCGCGTTTTCACGCCTCTGCGCAGAGTTTGGTGATGAGACCCTACGGATACCCAGCAATGCCGAGGCTGAGCGCATCGCCCTAATTCGCGCCGTGGCGGGCCTTATCCGCGCAGGGCGCCGTATTAACGATATCGCCGCCACCATCGACATGAGCCCGCGTCAGGTCATGCGCTACCGGGTAGCGGCCGAAGAGCTGGGACTGTTGGAGATGGTGATTCGGGAGCGGGCGTGATGTTGACCGAGATACAGTTACCCAGCAGGCGCCAGGATTAGCAGGAGATTTGCCATGGGATGGGATGTAAGCACACAAACAACCCCGGTCGCCAGAAAACCGTACATCTGCAATGCAGCGGAGTGGATCAACAACGCCGGTATGGATGAGCGGGATTTTGAGCCCGATGACTGGAAGGCGATCAAAGCCGCCGAAGCGGACGGATGGAAGATCCTGCCAGGCATGAGGTACGTGAAGGTGACCGGGCTCTATGAAGGAGAATTCAGCACATTTCGCGGCCGGCCGGAGCTTTGCGATATCTGCCATAAATACGATCTGTATGACTACTAACGTGGGATGACGAATGCCAGTACAGTACAAGTGCATGGCCCAAAAGCTCCAGGCAAGAGACGCCTGGGACAAACTGACTATCCTGTCCTACGAGGGCTACCGCGAAAACGAACGCTACGCCAGCCGCAAGCGCGCCCACCACTACAAAGTGGCGTGTGAGTGTGGGCACGTATTCACCGAGCCACAATCACGCCTGTATGGGAAAAATCGCATGCTGCGCTGTGGCCAGTGTGGCGAGAAAGAACGCATCGCCAACACCCGGGCGCATGCACAGCGGCAGAAACGGCCGGCAGCACCAAAGCCATCACCGCCACGGATGTTGCACTGGCCGGTGCCGGGGAACGTGCACAGACAGTTTAATGGTGAGAGGTGATGAAGGAACCAACTATGACAGAATTAATTGATTACGTTGAACGGGCGGGATTCGAAAACATGCGCGAGCATATCGAGGTGGCCGGTATAATCCAGCGCGAGGCCAACACCCTGATGGCCATATTGCTGGCCGGTGCCGGCGCGGCACTGCTGTTCGCACTGCAGACCAGTGCCGTGTCCAGCATGTCCGGCGCTGCGTTTTCGGTATCGGTCTACCTGTTTATACTGGCAGCCCTGCTAAATTGGAAGTGCCTTGGACTGATTGCCTACCCGGCCAGCTACAATGAACCGCAAAATCTGAACCAGCCGCAATACCAACTTGAGCAGATCCGCCAGTGGGAACTGGAAAACCTCCAGGATCGCATCCGCCAAGCGACAACCATCAGCGAGCTGCGCAGCAGATGGCTGAATAGCTGCCGGTTTGCCGCAACGCTTGCGCCTGCCGTTGCCGGCGTGGGGTGGGTTTTGGCCGGTCTTGTGGGCGCTGATCCCGTCGCTGTGGCTCAGGCTGTGGTATGGGGTTGTCTTTTGGGATATGCATAGTAATGGCCGTCTTATCTTTTTCGGCGGTTGTCGCTATTCAGATTGGGGTGCTTTTTCAACATACACCACCTGCTTGTCTCGCCCTACAAGCAGGCCAATTATTAAGAACACCACGCCGAGAAAGAAGCCAACAAAACCCATGAATCCGGATACCAGTCCACCGCCAATGGCAGCCCCGGCAGTTGCGGCGCCTGCATACTCGCTGGCGGTGTCAACATGAGTGGCCATGAAGTTTCCGGTATAAATGATCCCGGAAATTGGCATTAAAAAAGAGAGGATGGCTGAGGTCAGGAGCAAACGCCTCCATGCTTTTGCTGCGGTGCTGGCGCTGAAAGCCACGGCAATGCCCATGCCCCAAAATATAAGAAAAGCCCATGCACCCCAACCAACTTTCTCGGATGAGGCCGCTAACATAATCGAAATGAGTACCATGCCTAATAGGGCGGGAATAAGCCCTCCGATCAATCCGGTGGCAAGCTTCGCTATATTTTTTCCGATTGGTGCTAGTGCTTCGTTGGTTGTTCTGCGAGAACGGCTCGATTCATGTCGGTCACGCAGCCTACTCTCACGAGCTGCCTTAGATTTAATGGCTTGGATTTTCTGTTCCTGGTCCTGCTGCGCGGCACTGGCCAGTGCGGCCTCCACCTTGGCATAGATCGCGCCGCACTGCGGGCACGCCAGGTCAGGCGATTGGTCGGTCTGAGAACGCTCATATCCACATTTCAAACATTGCTTGCCCATTTAAAATATCCCTCTACGCTTGCCATCCATCAGATTAGACATATAATCAACCAGTGGTACTTTTATTCATAATGCACCATTTGTTGAAATTTGACCACTCAGTGGCGATGTTCCCAGGGAATCTCGGCTGAATAGGTATCTTCAGTGATAAGACCGCTGATCTGTTGTTCAATATCACGGAGATGGAAAACCAATGGAAAAGCGTCTTATGGCTAGATTAATTCTACTGATCACTGCGAGTGCATTGCTCTGGTCTTCCCCCATGCATGCGGCCGTCTATCAGTGCATTGATGAGAACGGTCGTAAGGTATTCTCTGGATTGCCTTGTGGTGATGACGCCAAGCAGATCGACATCGACTACCCTGCCGCGACGCCGGCCCCGGCCCGCGGGGCACGCCCCTCTGTGCAGGAGCAGTTGGAGGCATTCACCCAGCGCCAGGAGAAAAAGCGCCAGCAGAACAGGATCAACTCGGTCGACCGGGAGATTGCCCGCCTGAAGTCGAAGCGGGCCAAGCTACGCGACGAGCGGGATGCCAAGTTGGCCAAGGAGCGCAAGGCAGACCTGGTGGCGACGCCCGAGAACATGCAGGTCTCTCACGCCTGGCAACAGCGTGTGGTGGTGGAGTATGAGGCGCGGATTGCCGAGGTCAACGAACGGATCGCCGAACTGCGTCTGCGCCGCCAGGAGTTGATGCGCGAGTAACCATACCGCAACACGCCCGGCCAGCTCGACCATAGTTTCCCGGGAAACGCCAAGAGATCATCGTCCAGATCACAACCCAAGTGACAAACGTGTAAAGGCGCCCAAAACCCACCCCATGCACACTACTCCAAACTACCGGAGTAGCGCATGGCCGTCACACAATCCGACATCGACAACCTCAATGCCGCCATTGCTCATGGCGAACGCTCAGTGCGTATTGCCGGGCGCATGGTGGAGTACCGCTCAGTCGATGAGCTGATCCGCGCCCGCAATGATCTGAAAGCCCAGCTCACGGCATCCGCTGGCACCCGGTCCAAGCAGACCCGTCTGTATCATGGTGGACGGGGCTTCTGATGGGCAAGAAGGCCAAGCGCAAGAGTAAGAGTAACAATGCCGCCCAGTCACAGGGTGCTGTGGTACAGGCCCGCTACGATGCCGCCGGCAACGGCCGCCGCCTACGCGGCTGGTACGCACCGCCCTCTGGGCCAAACCGCGCCATTGAAGGATTGCAGAAACTGCGCGACCGGGCGCGCGACACCCAGCGCAACGAATGGGCGGGCGCCTCCGGTAGCCGGGTCTGGACCACCAACCTGATCGGTACCGGTATCCTGGCGCGGCCCATCACCAAGGATCCTGAACTCAAGGCCCTCATCACCCGACTGTGGGACGAGTGGACACCGGATGCCGACGCCGATGGCGTGCTGGACTTCTACGGCCTGCAGACTCTGGCGACCCGTAACTGGCTGGCCAGTGGTGAGATCTTGGTGCGGCTACGTCCGCGCCGTGCGGAGGATGGCCTGGCCGTGCCACTGCAGGTGCAGCTGCTGGAGTCCGACATGCTGCCGCTGCTGGATACCACCCATGCGAATGGATTGCCACAGGGGCATGAGATCCGCTCCGGCATCGAGTTCAATCGCATCGGCAAGCGTGTGGCCTACTGGCTTCACAAACAACACCCCGGTGACAACAGAGGCGCGATCGACGTGGGCCAGCTGACCCGTGTCCCGGCGGAATTCATCCTGCATATCTATGAACCGATCCGGCCTGGGCAACTGCGCGGCGTGTCAGAGTACTCCCCCATCCTGGCCAAACTTCGCGGCGTCATGGACTTTGATGACGCGGTACTGGAACGGCAAAAGCTGGCCAACCTGTTCACCATGTTCCTGACCCGCGAAGCGCCGGAAGAGGGCCTCGACCCGCTGACCGGTGAGGCCGTGGAAACGGGTTCCGACTCATTGCCCATGGTGGCATTGGAGCCGGGCCTGTCGCAGGAGCTGGCGCCGGGCGAGGATGTGAAATTCTCCACGCCGCCCGATGCCGGCGCCAACTACGGCGAGTTCATGCGCCAGCAGCACCTGGGCGTGTCCGCCGGCCAAGGCCTGCCCTACGAACTGTTGACCGGTGATGTGCGCGACATCTCCGACCGGACGCTGCGCGTCATCATCAACGAATTCCGCCGCCACTGCGAACAGCGCCAGTGGCAGATCATCATCCCACAACTCTGCCAACCGATCCGCAGCAGGTGGGCCAATGCCGCCGCGCTGGCCGGGCAGCTCACGCGTGATCAGGCGGCCGAAGCCAAGCGGGTGACCTGGCAGCCGCAGGGATGGGCCTATATCCATCCGGTGCAGGATGCGCAAGGCAAGAAAGTGGAGGTGGATAACGGCTTCCGTTCCCGCGCCAGCGTCATCACGGAGCGTGGTGACGATCCCGACCTGGTAGATGAAGAGCGCGCGGAAGATGCCCAGCGGGAAAGCCGCCTGGCCCTGGCCGCAGATAAAGTGACAAACGTGTAAAGGCGCAGCTCGAAATAAATCCGCATCATGCGCCACAACAAAAGAGGATAGATGCAATGCCCAAGCCCACACCCTGGTACAACGTACAAGCCGCCGCTGACGCGCCGGTTGGCGAGGTATCCATTCGCGGATACATCGGCGAGTGGGGCGTCAACGACCGCGACTTTATCGCCAGCGTGGAAGCGCTGGGCGAGGTAGATGAAATCAACGTCCGCATCAATAGCCGCGGTGGTGAGATCGATCACGCCTTCAGCATCTTCAACTATCTCAAGTCGCACAAGGCCAAGATCAACGTGCGCGTTGACGGCGTGGCCATGTCATCCGGCAGCATCATTGCCATGGCCGGCGATGAGATCGTGATGCCGGCCAATACGCTGATGATGGTACACAACCCCTGGGTCTATACCGCCGGCAGCGCCGAGGATCTGCGCAAGCAGGCCGAAGACCTAGACACCTTTGAAAGCGCCCTGCGCCAAACCTACATGGCCCGCACCGGACTGGATGAAGAGGCCGTCAAGGCGCTGCTGGACGAAACCAAATACATGACCGCCGCCGAGGCGGTGGAACTCGGTTTTGCCGACCGAGTGGAATCCATTGGCAAACAGACCCATGCGCAAAGCGCCGCCGTGGCTTTTGCTGCCGCGCTGTCGATTCCGGCCGATGTGCTGGCCAAGATCGAAGCCGCCGAACAGGCGGCCGAGCAGACCGATGAGGTGTTTCCCGAGGAACAACAGGACGAAGCGGTTACGGAAGACCACCAAACAGAAACACCGGCGGCAGACGATGCCGACGGTGATAACCCAACTGGGGACGATGATGCGTCCGAATCTACCGCGCCTGAAGGCACCCTCACACAAGCCCTGGTCGCCGCAGCAGAAGCGGCAGGCCTGGGTGACTATGCCGCCGTGTTTGCCCTGGATGCCAAGTTGACCAGCCCCGAGGCACTGGCCCAGGCCCTGGCAGATGCGCGTGAGATCGTCGCCCTCAGTGATCTGGCCGGCAAGCCGGCTATGGCCGCCGGGTTCATTCGCGGCCGCGTCACCCTGGACCAGGCGCGCACCGCCCTGGTGAATTCCGTGGCGCTGGATGACGAAAGCCGGCGCACGGACAACCACATCCCATCCGCCGGTCAGCAGCCTCAATCCGCTGCGCCGAAACCGGTCAGCACCGCATCTATCTGGGCAGCCCGCAGGGCCGCTCGTTAACGCCAATAGGAGACATTCACCATGGCACTCACTGAAAGCACCCACGCCGGCGAGTTCCTGCTGGCGGAAGCCAACGGCTCTATCAGCCGTGAAGAGATTACTATCGCGGCCAATTCCGGCGCCCTGGCGGCCGGCACTGTACTCGGCAAGATTACGCTGGGTGCTGGTAGCGCCGTCGCCGATGAAGGCAATACTGGCGATGGTGCCATGGGCGCCATCACCGTTGGAGCCACCGCGCAGGCTGGCGACTACGTGCTGACTATCACCGAAGCGGCAACCGACGGCGGGGCCTTCCAGCTGGTCGACCCGCAGGGCGACGTGGTCGGTATTGGCGCGGTCGGCGTGGCCTTCGCCGGCGGTGGCCTGTCGTTCACCCTGGCGGATGGCGCGGCCGACTTTGCCGTGGGCGATTCCATCACCATCACCGTCGCAGCAGGCGCCGGCCAGTACGTGCCATACGACGACACCAACACCGATGGATCGGACCAAGCCGCCGGCGTGCTTTACGCTCCGGTGGCCGACAGCACTGCCGCACAGCAGGCCGTCGGCATCGTGCGCCACGCCGAGGTGATGGGCGACATGCTCACCGGCAACGACGCCGCCGGCACGGTCGACCTGGCCGAGCTCGACATTCTGGTCCGCTAAGCGGGCATTACTGAATCACAGGAGATAGACCATGCCCAGTCTGGACATTTTCAACAACGACGCATTCGGCGTCGTATCGCTCACCGATGCCATCAACGGTGTTCCGTTCGTCCCCGGCCGTGCCGGCCAGTTGATCAACTGGAACGAGCGTGGCATCCCGACCACCACTGTCATGATCGAGGAGCGGGACGGCGTCCTTAAGCTGCTCAACCCGACCCCTCGCGGTGGTCCAGGTGAGACCAAGGCCAAGGACAAGCGCCGGGCCCGCTCCCTGGTGGTGCCGCACTACCAGCACGATGACGCCATTACCGCTGACGAGGTGCAGGGCGTCCGTGCATTCGGTTCGGAGACGGAGGTGCAGAGCGTCACCGAAATGGTTAACCAGCGCCTGGAAGAGGCGGTGTCCCTGGTCCTCGATCCCACCCTGGAGTTTCAGCGCCTGGGCGCTGTCAAGGGTCTGATCCTGAACGCCGACGGCAGCACGCTGTATGACCTGTTCACCGAGTTCGGCGTGAGTCAGGAGTCGGAGATCGATTTCGATCTGGATAACGGGAGTCCCGCAAGTGGCGCCCTGCGCAAAAAGTGCGCGAGTGCCGTGCGCGCCATCTCAAATAACCTGGGTGGTGTTGGGTTCACCGGCGTGCACGCCTTCTGCGGCGATGCTTTCTTCGATGACCTGCTGGCACACACTGAAGTGGTGGAGTCCTACAAGGGCACCCCGATGGCGCAGGTGCTGCGCGAGGGATACGTCTACCCGAATGGTGACAAGGTTTATGGCGCCTTCGAGTTCGGCGGCATCGTGTGGGAGAACTATCGCGGCAAGAATGGCGCGAACGCCATGGTGGACACCAACAAGTGCCACATCTTCCCGGTCAACGTGCCGGGCCTGTTCCGCACCGTGTATGCCCCGGCTGACTACATCGAAACGGTCAACACCATTGGTCTGCCGCGCTACTCCCGGCAGTGGTTGGCGCCGAACGGCAAGCGGGTGGAAATGGAATCGCAGTCCAATCCGCTCTCCTACTGCACCCGCCCGAAGGCGCTGCTCAAGGGCAAGCGTACCTAACCAATCATGGCCCGCCTGACGGCGGGCAATGACCACTGACAGGACCAGGGGCGCGGATGTCTGAGGTAGCAACAAAAAGCGATCTGAGCGGTCTGCGGGCCGAGGTGAACGCACAGTTCTCAGGCGTCCGCAATGAGATCAAGGAACTGACCAAGGCGCTGCGGGACCTGATCCGGTTGGATGGCGACATCAAGCGCATCGAGCAGGCCATGGGCCGCATCGGGCGTGAGGTGGAAGACCATGAAGCGCGTATGCGCAAGCTGGAAGTGATGATAGGACAGAACTCCAAAAGCGTTGGCCTGTTCGACTGGTTGGTGCGTCATTCGCTGTCGCTGATCGCGGGCGCAGTAGTGACCGCAGCACTGATGAAGGGAGTGGCATGAACACCGACCGCATGAACGCCTCCCTGTTGCGCGTGTTTGGCGAGCCGATTGTCGTCGATCCCGATGGCCAGGCGAGCACCATCACCGCTATCCCGGTTAATGACTGGGTGGATACCCGCCTAGTCGGCGGTGCCGGTGTGCGGCCGGAGCACGTGGTGTTTATTCCTGACGCAGATATGACAGGCATCGAGCGCGGCACGGTGCTGCAGGTCTCCGGTAAGAATCACACGGTCACACGCGCCGAACCGGATGACGGCGACATGACCCGCTGCAGCCTGGAGGCCTACCGATGAGCGACTGGATGGGCGTGGTTGTCGAGGGCCAGAACAAGCTGTTCCAGGAACTGGACGACATCCCGGAGGGCCTGGAAGAGGCGGGGCGACGCGCGGTCAATGCCGCCGCTCGTTGGGGTGCCGCACAAGCGGCTCGGCGCATCGCCAAGGCGCACCGCTTGCCGTTCAAGGTGGTGCGAGACAAACAGGCGGATCACAACCGGATCGATTACCGCCTGGCCAAGCGGTCCGGGCGCCATGGCAAGTTGAAGAACTCGCGTAGCGGAACATACCAGAACCAGAACACGGCCTATGTCTGGATCGGGCGCAACCCGATCAAGGCGGCCTACCTGGGTGACCTGTTCCAGTCCGCCAAGGGTGCCAGTGCCGGCGGGTATTACTGGAAGGGCTCGTTCATGGCCAAGACCCGATCCGGCCATGGCAGCGTCTGGTATCGATTGGGCAATGCGCGCCTGCCGATCGAAGAGCGCAAGGTGCCGCTTGGCCAAGCTGACGCGATTGCGGAACAGATTAACGCCGAACTGCCCAAGAAGTTGATGGACCTGTTCGCGATGGAGGCGGCGAAATGAATCCGAACCTGTTCTCCGCGGAGCAACCGATCATTGACCGACTGACAGCTGCGCTCGAACCGCTGTTCGAGGACATTACTGTCGGGTCCGCATCGTTGGTGGCCGGTTCCTATGATCCGGCCGCGTACGCCCCGGGCGTGTTCGTGTTCGCCGGTTCGGGCAACGTGAAAACGGATGCGATGAAACACACGGTCACGGCCGAGACACAGCGTTGGCAACTGTCTGTTTTTGTCGCCCACCATGCTGGCGCAAACCGCACATCTGCATATCGCGCCGGAGAGATCCTGGCGGCCGTCTTCGACAGCCTGCTTGGCTGGAAACCGACGGAGAGCCACGCCGCCTTGAAGCTGACCGGGCGCGGCGAACCCTACTATGAACCGGGCTTCGTAGAGTTCCCGGTGTTTTTTGAAACCACCCTTGTGCAAAAAAGGAGCTGAACATGTCCGGTCTATTTTTGGCAGGCAACCTCATGATCGACCGCTACGTCTCCGGCGTGCGGCAGAACTATTTCATCGGCCCGCTCAATGCGACCGAGATCAACCTCAACCCCGGCGAGGCGGAAACCAAAAAGCGCATTTCCAAAATGCGTGACACCTACAACCAGACCCTGGATTCAGTGGTGCTGCCCGGTCAGCCGACCATCAGCATCACCATCGATGACGCCTCGCCAGAGATCCTCGCTTTTGCCATGCTCGGCACGGTGGCGAATATCTCACAGTCGTCGGGTACTGGAGACACCGAAACAGTCACCGTTGTAGCACTAAACTACTGGCACAAAATCGGTGCTCACGACATCAGCAGTGTAGTGGTCAAGGATGCTACCGATACCACCACCTATGTCGCGGGTGTGGATTATGAAATCGACGCGGCCACCGGCGCCATCATGCCGATGGGTAATACCATCGTCGCAACCGATGCCCTGCACCTCACCTACGACAAGGCGGCCACCAGCGGCAAGCAGATCATTGCCGCGCAGGATACCGACATCACCGCCTATATCATGATTGATGGCGTCAACCTGGCCACGCAAAAGGCGGCCAGAGTACGCGCACCAAAGGCAGTGCTGACCCCCTCCGGTGATCTTAGCCTGGGCGGTGAGGACTTCGTGAGCTTCCAACTCACCGGTGACCTGGTCACCCCGACAGGCTACACCTCGCCGTACACCTACGAAGAGGATAACTGATCCAGTCGGGGCCGCTTACGGCGGCCCTGAACCTGGATATATCCCATGGCGAATAATAACCTCGAAACAAAAATCCAGATCAATGCGGATGCCTCGCAGGCACGCAATGAGATCGGCAAATTTGAGGCCGGCTTCAGTCGCACGCTCAAGGAGATGGGCAAGAGCACGGCCGAGTCCAAGGCTATCCGCACGCTCGCCCGCGAGATCCGTGAGGGAGCAAAATCAACCGATGAGCTGGATCAAGAGACCCGTGATCTGGTCACTACCTACAACAAGTTACGATCTGTCGCCAATGACCGCAATTTGTTGGGCGTGCGTTCGCATGAAAAAGTAAGGGCCGAGATTGCAAAGGTAGAACTGGCCTACAAGCGGCTAAAAACCAGCGGGCAACTCTCCAGCCGCGAACTGGCCCAAGCGGCTGCCGCGACCAAGCAGAAGGTCAAGGCGCTGCGTGGCGAGATGGATGTAACCGCCAAACGCACCAGCAAGTTGAGCGGCGCACTAGGTGGGCTGCGGTCAGTATTCGGCGGACTATTGGCTGGTCTTGGAATCCAGCAGCTGATTCAGACCAACCGCGAATTTGAAACGATGCGGGCCAGCCTGGAGACTGTCACCGGATCGGCGGATAACGCCGCGCAGGCATTTGCGGCCATTCAGGAATTTGCCGCTAAAACTCCCTACAGCGTCGGAGAAATAACTACCGCGTTCACCAAGTTAACGGCGCTGGGGCTGCAGCCATCAGAACATGCGCTGGCCAGTTATGGCAACACGGCCTCGGCCATGGGCAAAAGCCTGGATCAGATGATCGAGGCGGTTGCAGATGCCACCACGGGCGAGTTTGAGCGACTCAAAGAGTTTGGCATCAAGGCGCGCAGTGAGGGCGACAAAGTCTCCCTGACGTTCCGTGGCACCACCACCACCATCGGCAAGAATGCAAAAGAGATAGAGGACTACCTGACCAGCATTGGTGAGGTAGAGTTCGCCGGCGGCATGGATCGCCAGATGCAGACGCTGAACGGGTCCATCAGCAACCTGGGCGACGCCTGGTCAAAGCTGATGGACAGCATGTTGAACGAGGGTGGTTCAGACGCCCTATCCGGTGCGATCAACGGTTTATCGGATGGACTCAACTGGGTAGCCACCGATGGAATCGCCCATTTCCAGGGTGCCGTTGTTGCCGGCATCGCCACTGTTCAAAACGCATTCACCCAACTTGGCGGCTCCGGAAAGATTATCTGGGCTGGTATTGAGGCGGCTGGTGAAGGCGCGGTAAACATACTCAAAGAGCGCGTTGCAGAGTTGGCCGGCCTGATGGCTGACGGTTTCGACAAGGTTGGAGCCGATGAAACGGCCGCATCCTGGCGGCGTCTGTCAGAATCCATCGCGCCGGCCGAGGGCGCATACGAGAAATATCAGCGGCGGATAGTTGAGATCAACGCCGAAACAGAGCGGGAAATACAGATCCGCAATGAGGCCGCCACAGCCACAATCAAAAGTATCGACGCAGACAAGGGCAAGTCAGCGTCCCTGGATAAACTGGCCAAGTCTGAAAAGGCGGCGGCTGATGAGGCGGCAAAAGTAGCTGCCGCTTATGAAAAGCTGGGGATCGATTCAGCTGACAGCGTACAGCAAGCCGAAGCGAAGATCACAAAATCGTTCGAGTTAATAGCCGGCAGCGCAACCGCCGCTGGTGATGACATTTTGAGCGGGTTCGACGCAGCCCTATCAAAAATCAACACGGCATCCGGTCTCGATGCGTTATCGGTGACACTGAAAAAGGCATTCGACGACGGCAAGATTAGCGTTACTGAATACGAACAGAAAATTGCCAAGCTGCAGGCCAAGCTGATCGAGCTTGAAAAGATCGACCTGACCCGCGCATTCAACGGGGGAGCGGTAAGCGTTGGCGAATACACCAGTAAATTAGCGGCGCTGGAGAAACAACAGGCAAGCCTGACCAAGTCATCTCAGTCGCGCTCAGAGATGCATGCGAAAGAGTCCACAGCCATACAAAATTCCAGCGCATCGACCGGCGATTACGTGGACGCGCTTGGAAAACTGGCCAAGCAGTACCGCAACGGCAATATCTCGGCCGCCGAATACTGGGAAGGCACCAAGGCGATCGACGAGCAGAACAAGAAGGCCAAGGAGAGTACGGAAGAGGTCGGAGATGCCACCGAAGATACCGGTAAAAAGGCCGAAGAGACCGGCGGTCATCTGCAAAGCGTAAGCGTAGACATGGCCGCCTTCGCCCAAAAGGCCGGCATTGGTGCCGAGGCCGCGCAGAGCTTCGGCAAGATCTACGCGAAGATGAAGGCCGACCTTGAAGAGCGCTGGAGCCACCAGGTGTTTGTGGGTGTCGATCGCTATCTGGATGATATGAAGGCGATGGAAAAAGCCGCCCTAGACGCTACTCGCCAGCTGGAAAATCTCGACAAACAGATGGCAAACCTGGGGTCTGATGGTGCACAAGGCGTCGATGACATGCGCCTGCGACTGCTGGAACTTGAGGGCACCGAGGCGCAGGTGGCAGAGGCCAGGCAGGCGCGTGAGCGCCAGGATCTGGAACGCGAACTGGAGATCCTGAAGATCAAACAGCAACAGGCGCAGATCACCGGCGACGATGCCGCCGCATCAGGATATCGGCAAGATGTCCGGTACAAACAGCAGGAGCTGAATCTGCTCAGCCAGGTGCAGGCTGCTGAGGATAGGAAGCGCGTCAGTGATCAGAACGCCGCGCAGCAGCCCACCAAAGAGACACGCATCACCCTGCAAGGTCCGGACGGCACTGCGGTATCCGGCAATTTTGCCGAGAGTGACGCCGAGAAATTCATTCAGACCCTGCAGTCTGCCGGCATGAGGACGCGCGGATGAGTATCACCCTGGACGCCATACAACTGCCGGATGACCTGGAGTGGCAAGACGAATATCAGTGGGATCCGGTCGCCCAGTCCAGCGAGTACACCCTCACCGGGGCGCTGGTGGTCGAGGAGGCGTCCAAGCTCAAGGGTAGACCCATCACGCTCTCTGGCGCCTGGATCACCAAAACCGATCTGGACACCCTGCGTGCCACCCTGGTAGCCGATACGGATAGAACCCTGACCCTGCACGATGCGCGGTCGTTTACCGTGCGCTGGCGATTTGCTGACAGCGCCATCACCGCCACGCCGGTGGTTGGTTACGCCGACCCAAACGGATCTGATTACTACGAACTGACATTGCGGTTTATCGAGGTTTAACCACATATGGCAATCACCACAGACAACATCAAAACCAAGGCCAGCGAACGGCTCACCGACTACGACGACGGCGGCGGCCGCATGACCGGCAGCGAGGTGGTCGATGGTGTAATGAACAACCTGTTCCCCGACCAGTCGCGTCTGGATCGGGTCTATGGCCGGGTCAACCTGCGCAAATGTTTTTTGCATGTGGACGTGGCCAACGCTGACACCTACTACGGGGCCATGAGCGCGATCATGGATGCGCCGGATGACCCCAACGTATCCGGTGTGCTGTTTTCCACCGGCTCCCATGTGGATGAGCGGTCAGATGCCCAGGATCGGGTCGAGTCCTACGTGGTGCGTGGACCACAGAGCCGGTTCTGGTTGTTCGACCGGCAACTGTCAGGGCAGCGGTCTATCCGGCTGTTTGGTCCGGTCAATGCCGCACTGCCTGAGGTTGGTGACGTGCTCTATCTGGTACAAAACGAGGACGCACAGGACGAATACAGCCAGTATGTGCGGGTCACATCGGTAGCCGCGGAGGTGCAGGAGTTAGACGCCGGGCAGAATACCACCTGCGGGGTATTTAAGCGGCTGGTGGTCGATTGCGAAATCTCCACCGCCCTGCTGTATACGTTTGATGGCCCGACTATTACCTGCCTGGACAACCTGACGCCGGATGCGGTGCTGCGCGATACCCTGGTGGCCGACGCCTCCAAATACTACGGCGTCACCAGTCTGGCGCAGGCAGTGAGCAATGGCGATCTGACCGTCAACGCCTCATCCATCTATGCCCAGCTAGTACCCTCAACCCGAGGCGAGTCGCCGGTTGTCGATGTGCAGGCGGGTGGCCTGGCGACCCAGACCATCACATCCGGCAACGAGTCGTTTGAGGTGATCGGCCCCGCGCATACCGGCGCGACCGAGGTCACCATCAACAACCGCGCCTATACCTACGTGTTCTCCTGCCAGCCGATCCCGGCACCGGGCGCGCTGTCGGTCGATTTCCGCGCACAGGGCCGCTGGTACCGACTCCAGGACGACGGCACCGGGGCGCTGGAGGGTGAGGGTACCGGCGCCATTGACTATCAAACCGGATCGGTCCAGGTGACACTCGGTGCTCTCCCGGACGTGGACACCTCGCTGCTCTACACCTGGACCACGCCAGTCCATTTCATCGACCGTGCTGGAACAGTGGAGTTTGATCCCATCACGATTGAGCACACCCTGGCAGGCCCCTGCAAACCCGGAACATTCTCTGCTACGTTTTTATCCGGCGCGGTCACCAAGACCATCACAGACAACGGCGCCGGGTTGCTGACCGGCGACGGATCGGGCCGCATCGTTTACGCCACCGGTCAGGTCTATATCGTGATGGACAGCGTTCTGCCTGACCCCAACAGCCAGTTAACGATGGATTACGACGAGCCGGCCTTGGTCACTGAGATACTGACCGGCATCACCATGTCTGGTGGTATCGCCAGCATCACCCTTGGCACCACGCCGATCGAACCTGGTTCGATCACCGTTTCCTGGGAAACGCGGCAGGAGCAAATTTCCAACAGCAGTCACTATGAGTGGGACGTGCAGCGTGATACTTGGAGTGTGATATGAGCGGATCTTTGAGCGGCTACAGCAGGGCAAAACGACTTGTAGAGGTCAGCAGCGGTACACTGCATCAACTGCATAACAGCGCCACGGATGATGGTGTCGGCGGTATTATCGGCGGCACGATCGACTACGCCACTGGCGCACTGGCCATCCGGTTGACCGACACCTATGCCGAGGCGGTTTACAACAGCAACGGTACCTGGACCAGCACCAATAAAACAGAAACGTTTGATGGTAACGCCACGGTCACCTACATGCAGGCCAACCCGGCCGGCACAGCGCGGCAGGAGGCGATCAACATCCCCAGCCCGGTCATTACTTTTATGCGAGGCATTACCGATGACTTGGTGCCCGGCACCGTGCGCTTTACCCTTGGCGGCAAGGCGTACAGTGACCGCAGTGGCCAGGGAACCCTCTACTGGTCGGATGGCACCGTGGTAGGATCCATCGACTACACCAAGCGCGAGGCCACCATCACCGACTGGTCCGCCTCGGTTAACACCACGGTCGCGGTCACATCGCTGCTCTCCACCTACGGCGAGTGGTACCAGGATGCGTACCACTTCAGGACGAATGGCTCACCGTTGCAGCCTGGCTCGATGCTGATCAATGCCACTGATACCGATGGCACCCTGATTACCGCCACGGCGGATCTCTCCGGCAATCTCAGCGGTGGTGGATCGACCGGCACCATCGACCAGTCAACCGGCGTCTGCGCCATTACCTACCCGGCCCCGGTGTTCCCCAACACCGTCCGCTACAGCGCCGTGATCTACACCATCCTGCCACTGGATGCGGATATCCTCGGCCTCGACCCGGTGCGCTTGCCCAGTGACGGGCGCGTGCCAATCTTCCGCCCGGCTGACGTGGGCATCCTGGTGCAAAACGACACCTACACCTTGCCAAGCGGACTGGTTGCCGACCAGGTTGTGACGCTGCCGACCGATCATCTGGCCGCCTGTGTGCTGGAGGATCAGTCCGGAACCGCTGTCCCGGTCACAGAATACACCGCCGACCTCGCCACAGGCGCTATCACCATGAGCAACCCGCTGGATCTCACCGGTCTGACAGAGCCCATGATCGCAGTCTACCGGTTTGAAGATATGCGCCTGATCAGCGACGTGCAGATTAATGGCGCGGTGACATTTACCAGCGCCGTCTATCATGATTTTGACCCGGCTAAATCGGTGCTCAGTTCTGCGCTGATCCACGGAGACTTGCAGGCCAGATACCACACCCTGTTTGATCAGAGCGCCTGGACTGGTGTCTGGTCGGATGAGTTGATCGGTTCACAACCAGTGGCCAGCTACAATGATGCCTCCTATCCTGTGGCAGTTGATAATCAAGGATCAATCCGGGAGCGGTGGCTGATCAAATTCACCTCGTCGTCTGCATTCGATGTAATCGGCGAGACCGTTGGACTGATTGCCACCGGCAACATCACAGTCGACCTTGCTCCCATCAACCCGGAGACTGGTACGCCATATTTCACCCTGTACGCACTGGGATGGGGTTCCGGCTGGGCTGTTGGTAACTGCATCAGGTTGAACACTGAAGCTGGCGCCGCACCCATGTGGCTGGCGCGCACCACCCTGTCTGGCGATGCAACGCATGCCGAGGATAGTTTGACCCTTTGGCACATGGGGGATGCGGACTGATGTCTGTATATAGCGATACAATTATTGCTGACACTCCTGTTGCATATTGGAGGCTGGGAGAACCAAGCGGTACCGTAGCAGCTGATGTTATGGGTGTGTACACGGGGGCTTACGTTAACAGTCCAACGCTTGGTGTTACGGGGGCAGTTTCCGATGTAGACACGGGAGTCACCCTCAGGAAGGCTAACGAGCAGTACATTAAATTCGGAGATACACTCGACTTTGAGCGTACCGACAGCTTCTCCCTTGAGTGCTGGTATGATCCATTTGATGTGGGAGCCTATTTAATATCAAAACAAATTACAGGGGGTGATTACACAGGATATGGCGTATACCTACACCTAGACGGTACATTATTGTTTATCCTGCGTAACTCGCCGACGAACAGTCTTACTGTAAAAACAACCGATGTGTTCAGCTCCCCTGGGTACCATCACTTGGTTGTAACCTATGATGGGTCCAGTGATGCGGCTGGGGTTAATATTTATGTAGATGGCGTACTGGTGACAACCACTACAACCATAAATACCCTTACCCTCAGCACTTTAAATACTTCCGAATTTGTAATCGGACATAGATTTGGAATTGATCCAGGGACGCTGTTTGACGGCTCTGTCGATGAGGTGGCTGTATACAACTACGAGTTGTCATCAGAGCAGGCGTCAAACCATTATTATTTAGGGGCACTGTTCACTGTGGAGATTGCAGGGTCAGTCTCACTCGACGGCTCACCATACCCGGCGACCGTCCGTGCCTATAGCGCCATAGATGGAGCCCTGATATCAGAGACCACATCAGACGCAGGCGATGGCAGTTACACACTAACAGGATTACTTGAAGACGTTGACTACTACGTCGTGGCAATCAACGGTTCCGGTGTCCGCCCTTTGGTACATGGCCCGGTGCGTGGTCAGTAGTGGCAACCTACGCGCCGCCCGTCAGTAATGCCGCAGATTTCGATCTGATAAGTGGCTACACGCCACCGTCCGCAACCACAGTAGATTTTGCATTGGTTACCGATGATGGCGGCGCCACCCCATCACCACTGCCAGGAATAATCTCCCAGTGCGGACTGTCCTATGGTACCGCCAAACGCCAGCGGCTGGACAGATCGACCACCCTGCGCTACATCGTTCCGCCGCAGTTGACCGGATACACCACCGGCGTCTGGGGAACACATACGGCGCGTAACTCACGATTCGCCACGCCTTGGGGGCCAATGTTTCCAGCCGATGCCAAAACCGCATCGCCCTGGACACTTGGCAACCGTAAAGACAACGGCGGAACTGCCTCGATCTGGCGACTAATACGAGCCCGCGACAACGGCGCCGCCGCCACCTGGGGACACGGCACTCCGCAGGACCAGGGTGACGTGACCAAATGGCGGCACCTGACCACCACGTCACGGCTGGATCAGGCCCATGATTTGGGTGTGCTGACGCCCTGGAACTCATCCGACATCTTCCGCAAACGTGGCGGCAATGATCTGGTGCCCTATGTCATCCCTGCGCCTGGTGATCCGGTTAATTTCGACCTGACGCTGAGCGACTACACGCCACCGCCACCCGGTGATCCGGTCGATTTCGCCCTGTCCATCTACGAGACAGTGCTGCACGACCTGCCGATCTCACCCAAGGACAGCGGCGGATCAGCAAGATACCGACAACTGGCGACCGGCACTACCCAACACCAGGCCCGCGACACCGACACCATCATCCGCTGGGGACCAGGAGGCCCTGGCTGGTACCGCGATTCCCTAACCGTATCCACCCCGTGGCCGGTAGAGAGTGATCCGGTCATTGGTCCTGAGCCACCACTCATACTGGAGACTTATAAACTCATGGCATCAATCGACGTTGTGCGGCTGCCTGACCGCACTCCCGTGCTGGTCAACGAGGTCAGCATCAGAACAGACGCCTCGGCATTCTGCTGGCAAGTCGCGTTCTCGCCAGCGCGCAAAGAGGATCTTGACCTGGTGGCGCCATCCGGCGCCACGCCCACCGAGGTTGAGATCACCATCAACGGCTATGTCTGGACTGCCGTCTGCGAGGGCTACAGCATAGACAAGAAACATGGCTCCAGTGGCTACAGCGTCACCGGTCGCAGCAGCACCGTGCTGCTCGCAGTGCCCTATGCGGCCGCGCGCACCTATAGCCAGAGCCAGGCACGCAATGCATCGCAGCTGATCGATGAGGAATTGACGAATACCGGGTACACCAGCACCTATAACAGTATCGACTGGCTCATCCCTGGCAACGTATGGAACTATGCCGGCCTGACACCCATGGGCGCCATCCAGCGCATTGCCGAGGCATCTGGTGCACGGGTCGTGTCGGCCATGGCCGCCAAATCCATCAGCATCGAGAAACGCCACCCGGTAAACCCGTGGGCCTGGGATAGCGCCGTCGCAGATGTCGCGCTGGATGAGTCCATCATCACCACCTGGGGCGGAACCTGGAACCCATCACCCGAGTACAACGCCTGTTACGTGGTGGGCGGTGAGCAGGGCGTCATCGTCCAGGCTACCCGTACCGGTACGGCTGGTGATAAACAGGCGCCACAGATCGTCGATGCGCTGTGCACCGCCGTCGAATGCGGCCGGGAGCGCGGCCGCACGGCGCTGTGTGACTCCGGCAACTGGGAGAGCATCACAGCCACCCTGCCGTTACTAAGCGGCACCGGCCTGCCTGGGTTAATCCTGCCGGGCAAGCTGGTCGAGACCACCCAAGGCGGCGAAACCTTCAAAGCCCTCGCCGGATCTGTGCAGATCACCGGGTCGCGGTCGTCGTCAACATCCATCAAACAGCAGATTACCCTGGAGCGCTACCGTGGCAGCTAACAACATCTGGGACAAATTCAACGCGCTGCTGCCAACCGATCCGATCGGCTACGGCACCGTACTGAGCCACGAAACCGGCGATATCAGCCGCGTGCAGATACCAACCGGCGAGGTTATCCGGCTCCAGGGCCAGACGGTCGCCATCAACGCGGCGTGTTGGTATCGCCAGGGCCGGGTAACCGGGGAAGCACCTGCTATGACTGTTTTTAATGAGGCTGTTTAATCAATAGGTTATAGGCATGACAGACGATTCACGCTACAGATCCAGGCGTTTCTTATTGAGCAGTGCTGCGCTGATACTGGGGTTCGTCGTCACCATGGCGGGGCGCGATGTAACAGGATTCGCGTGGCTAGTTGGCGGAATACTGGGCGGCTATGGGTTTACCCGCTCGCGGATCGCCGGGGGTGACAAGTGAGCGCCATGTTGCAATGGGTATTACGCCTGGCCGGTAAATACCTGCCAGGGGCATCGACGTGGTGGATAGCCGGTATTGCTGCCGTTGGAATTGCTACCGGTGGATTCTGGGCCGGGCACACATGGGCATCCGGTGCTGCTGCGCTAGACAGCCAGAAAAAATATCAACAGCTGATTAGCGCGTATACCGCCGCAAGCAACCGCCTGGTCGCAGACATTGATCAACTGCAGATAAAACTGGCAGAGCGTGAACATTACATAGCTGAATCAAGACGAAAAACCGCCGAATTTAAAGCAGATTTCAACAAGGCAAAGGAGACAGACGATGCTGTTAAAAGATGGAGCGAAACTCCTATTCCTAGCTGGGTTAATAACCGGCTGCGCGACCTCACCGCCAGCGGTGATCGAGCAGCCGACGATTAAACCTCCTCTATCACTGATGCAGAAAACAGAGGTGGCGCCGTACAGCGGAAAAAACAACGGCGACATGTTCGAGTGGTGCACAGGTGGTCTACTGGAGGCGCTGAAACAATGCAATACCGACAAACGGTATCTGAGAGAGTGGGCCGATGAGCGTTGA